TGCGTTTGTTATGTTGATACTATCTACAGGACCTCTGCAGACTGCTGTAGCAGTTGCTCCTATTCCTCCGCCACCTGTAATGGTTATAGTAGGAACACTTGTATATCCCGCACCTCCACTCGTAACGTTGATAGAAGTTACAGAACCTGAGATAGAAACATCTGCAGATGCGGAAAGTCCTTCGTACTCCCAATCAATTAATCCAACAGTTTGTATCCCTGCGGTATGTAATGGATACACTGTTGCGGAAGATCTAGCAGGATTTAATGCTTTATACCTTCTACCTTGATATGTTACTCTAGTAAGAGATGCATATGCTTTATCTAATTCATAATCTGGTTCAAACTCTACAGTAGGAGGGTTAGTGATGTCGTATCCAGATCCACCACTAATTCTTTCAATAGATTTAATACCACCATACTTTTTCGTAGTTTCAGACTTATATGAGTAGAATGGGACTCCATTTGCTCCAATACCAATTTGACCGATTGGTGTAGAGGTTTTCTGCGATTTAATACTTGGTGTAAGAGGAATACGCTTCAAATACCTCTGGTTGCCAGGATCTAGGTCTGTAGAAGCAAAAGGACCTATGTTATGAGTTGGTATGCCTGTACTAGCGATTATTGCATCTGTAGATGACTTATAAGTGTTCTGTACGTCTCCTGTAGTTTCTTTTATGGCAAGATTGATAGAACTGTCAGTAGATCTACCAAAAGCAAATTCTCTGGCAATATAAAACTCAAATCCACTAATACCAAAAGCAGGAGATGCAGTAAAGATAAACTCGAAGGTAAATTCATCAACAATACCTACAACTGTATGAGTATTGTTATAAAGGTCTTCTGGAGCATTTAATATTCTAATATTGTCATTTCTAACCAATCTATGCTTCTCTTGAGTCACAACGCTACATCTAACCGTTCCATCTGTTGCGGGTGCTGCTAGGGTCGCTGAGACGCCTCTGAGAGCACGTCTAACATTGTATATAAAACTATCCCAAATAGAATCAAGACTATCGAAACCTGGTGCAGTGGGTGTAGTGACTTTTGAGTCTGGTAAGTAGTATTTTCCACCACCATTAAGAACAACACCTCTAGTACCACCAAATATCTTTAGTTGTATCTCTGAACCATCAATATTAGAGTTACCATAGATTTTAAAGGCAGCAAACGTTTCCTGTCCTGCATCATGTGCTACAGCGGTTGTATTTTCTCTTGCACGGTTACATCCTATAAATTGAGTAACAGTTTTATCGGTATAACTGATTATTTCGTCTTCTATCCTAAATCTACCATTTGTTTCAGGCCATCCAAGTGTAGAATCAACTGTAACAGTCGTATCTGTCAAATTACTACCTAAATCTTGTGCTAGGACTGTTTTATACGGAGTTACAAAGGTTCCGAGTGAATTATTAGTGTCTACGTCGATTTCATAGATTGTTCCGTTTGAGGTAAAGACTTCTACGACTCCTTTTACGTAAATTCTTGCAGATTCGACATTTGGATCATTTGGATCCGCTTCTTGGTACAATACTTGCCCAACTAAGTTGATAGGATCGCCAGAAACAGGAACTGCACGAATAATTTCCCTAGAAGTGTAAAATGCATCACTAGGTTTGAATATTCTCTCTCTTGGATATGATATTTCCGACTCTACGCCAAATAGTGTTCTAATAACAAACTGGAATGACCTACTTGTACCTTTTGAAGAGTAAAAGTCCTTAATACGTTTAATAACAGTGCTTTCTGTTACTCCAGTTGCAAAATTCTTTGGAAATGTTGATAAAAACTGTTCTTTGAACTTTCCAAGCATGTATAGCGGGAAAATATTGTTCAAATTGACAACTTCAGTGCCTATAGTGTGTGCAGCTGCAGTTGTTGACTCAAATTGATACTCAGATTCCAATCCAACTGATTTTACAGCGTTAAATCCTCTTGCACAAGTCTGAAATAGTGTTGCTCCCTTACTTTGGTAGTAAATTATCTCATTATCAACCATCAAGAGTCCCTCATCAGGGAAATCTCGTGTAGATGCAACGTCAATCGTTGTAGAAGTAGTTGTAACTGCGGAAATTAGTGTTGTAGTAGTAACTAAGTCTCCATAATTGTCAATATTATAATAATCTGCCCAGTTTTGAATTATATCAATGCAATATCCCTTTAATTCTTGTGACTTATAGTATTCCTTGACAAAATCAATGAACGTAGGAAATTGATCCCTTACAAAAGAGGGAAATTGTCCTGCGATATTAGTTGATATTTTGGATCTGGACTCTGGACTGACTTCTGACGGTACAGGCGGTTGTGAAACCGTTGTAGTGGGCGTCGTCCACGATCCAACTCTCCAAGAACTATTTGTCATATTGATTAATAGCTAGATTCTGGAATAACTCCTGTTCCAGATAAATTAGAACCACTACTAATAGTATCTTCTACTACAGTAATGACTGAGTTATCTATACCCATAGTAATGTACGTTTCTCTGAGTGAGACGAGATCATTTGACTTAGGTGTAGCTTTGATTTGTAATGTATTGTTTGTCACACTAGTTGATTGTATAATTAAGTCATTAATTACAATTTCACCCATATCATAATCTACAGATCCCCATAAACCATCAATGTACTCAAACTCACCAGTACCTTTAACATAGTAAAGTCTCAATGTCTGGTTACCATCGTCATTTAGATAGTAAGTATTGACATCATCACCTACAATTTTAAATCCACTGGAAGATACAGAGGGATTTGTAGAGGTTTGCATGTTAATTCTATTACCATAACAGATTTTATAGTTGACACGAGCATTTAATGTCACACTAATGTTCTTTCTCATGGTAACACGAGTAATATTAGATGTAATTGACCTTTCAGAATCATCAATTATGTTCTGTGCCTTAGAATATTTGAATTTACCACCAAATTTATTGAACTCACCACTAGAATTGAGTGCAGTAAGTGTAGTAATTACCAAATTCTTGATTTCATCAGCAGTTCTACGTGTATTGTTGGGGTTATAATACACAAAACTCACCAAATCTATGTAAAGAATGGAAGGATCAATGATTGTTGGTTGAATTGCAGCGATAGAATACTCTCTGAGCTTCTTTAAAACAGAGTTTTTCTCAGAAAGTGATAACTTATCAGCATTTCTTGGTTTGATTGCTAAAAATACCTTGCCATATTCGGGAGGTTCCGCTTCTTCTCCACCATAACATGCAATAGATGCGACGTTTGGATAGATTTGCGGGATGATTGCTTCATAATCCTGCGTCGAAACTGCTCTACCGAACGCAGAATAGAACTTTGGAGCTCCAAATTTGATAGATTCCGTACTTTCTGGGTCTGATCCACCATCAGGGAATGAAACTGCAGTAATTGTAATACCAGAAGTTATAGCATTTCCTGCATTATCTCTATAAGTTCCAATGTTCTCAAAAACTTTAAGTCCATTTGCACCAGTTCCACCAGAAGTTGTATATTTTACAGTTACAACATCACCGTTATTAAGTGCTTTACCTACAACACCATCTCCAAATAGTATTTCTGGTATCTGATACTCACTCTCTTCTAAGAAAAATACCTTAGAAGTAGAATCAATCTTAGTAATATCTGTTGCTTGTAGATATTTTTCTGTAATTGTACCAGAAGTTACCTCTACAATCATAGAAGTTGTATCTACTCTGTCATTTGTAAGTATAAATCTTTGTCTTTGAGACGTGTCTTTAACAAAAGTATCAGTTAAAAACAGTCCTTCATATAAAACTGTGTTAGAAAACGTTGCAATACCAGTCAAACTATCTACAGATTGTGCAATATCTGTAGGAACTGAGAAAACAAAGTTGTTATTATCCAATCCTGTGAAGTTTGCAACCAGTCCTGCAGCGATTGTGACTGATTTTGGATAAGGAAATGGTGTTTGTACTGCAATATTACATGTAGTACGTGCTGATCTTGCTGATTTTGGTGTGTAACCAATCATTCTTGCAAGTTTTACAACGTTTTCACGTAAAACTGCTGTTTCTAGGAACCCTTCATTGACTGCTAAGTTGGCATTTACACTAGAATAGTAAGTATTATATGCTAACGTGTCGATAAGCACTGTCAAAGACGATCCTTCAAAGTCATAATCACTAAATTGTGACTGTGACCTTAAGTATTCTTTGATTTGTGCCTTGATTTCAGCGAACTCAAGAGCATTGACTTGATTAAATGCCATTATGGTTTAAATGCTACCGTGATATCATCAAATTTAGGAGATAATCCTAGTATAAGATAAGTTACTCTACAGTTTAACTCATTACGATCTTCTTCAAAGTCTACATCTACAGATACTGCTGTAACTCTAGGTTCATGTATCTCTACAGAGTTCTCAATTCTATTCTTTACCTCTAATTCCATAGTTGGAGTAGAGTTCTCAAACAATAGACCAATTATATTGCCACCGAAGAATGGGTCAAAAGGTTTTTCGTAAAAATTATAAAGGACTATGTTCTTAACTGACTCTTTAATTGCAGCTTCGTTCTTCAATGCCAAAATATCATTTGTCACTGCGTTCTTTTCAAATGTCAAGGAGAAGTCCCTAAAAGACTTCGATGTCAATGCCATTAAAACGTACTATACCTTCAATAAGTTATTTATACTCGTTTTTTAGGTTTTCTGTCAGAACGTGGGTCCGTGATTAAGTAGCGACAGTATTCATTGCCATGATCATAAAAATGATCTGACATATCTACAGGAATGTTAGCATTCCTTCCACCATCTTTGATTCTATTTGCCTTGGCCACGATACCTCTTCTTTGCTTTGTTTCTTGATGTAGCAGCATACTTCGTGTGTTGCCCACGACCTTGTGCTGACTTCTTTGGTTTCATTTCAACGGAAGGTACACCGTTATTAAATCTTGTTGCCATAATTTATCCTGCAAAAACGTTTGGTGATCCTGCTGCAACTGATGTGCAACCTGATATACCATCTCCTACTCTACCACATCCTTTACCATTTACAAAAACAGTTGAACTTCCTGTAGCTATTGATGCTGAGTGTGGAGGACACACAGGTGCTGCAGGAGGTAAGAGATGAGTTGTATTACTATCTCCCTGACGAGAGATACCTATGCCATTACAGAACACATCCGATGAACCCCCTGCTCTGGTCATACCAGTACAATGAGTTACGTCTGCGTCACCTATTCGGGTTACTGCGGGCATTACTTTCTCTCCCTTGATGCGATGATTTGTAAGTATTCTGAATATTTACTCATGGCAATGTGTTCTTCAACGCTATGAGGTTCGGGTGGAGGTGTAGGGTTAAATTCAATCAAGTGATCAAACGTATCGGGAAGGTCACCACACCTATCGAATTCGAGGAGTTTCCCCTCGTCCTTGATTACGAACTTCCCTTCCAAGTCGTCCATTGGATTAATCATAATACTCCTAGTTATTTAGAGACCCTACGCGGGTTACGACGCGATTTTTTCTTTTTAAACTTCCTCTTAATTTGCTCAATCACAAACAAATCTAATATCTCAAACAGGAATACAAGTCCTAGAAAGGTTACTACCCCTGCTAAGACAATATATTCAACTAACTTCTTACCAATTTGTATCATCGCCTTCTGTCAAAGTCCCGACAGTATGTTCTACAATCTCTGTAATGGTCTTCTCATGGTCTATGACAACATCAACTAATTTCTCATACTCACCATCAACAGTTCTCTTCATGAGTAACTTAGAGTTTGCTACCTTCCTCTCTAAGACATCCAACCTCTCTAATATCTCATCATACCTTCTATCTGTATGTGTGAAGTAATCGCCTGACATGAATCCTCCTAATCTTGTTTAATGTCAAAGTGCCATCTGATATGTTTGATGTAATCAAATGTATCTCCTATGTCTTTATCGCAGTCCATGTCGTACTTCCTATCGCAGAGATACTTACGTAGATCGTAGATACTGTCATATGTACCTACTTCGTCGAAAGAATCGTCATACAGAACGTAACGCATAAGAGAAAAAGAGATGTATATTATTTATTATATATTGAAACCCACACAATGTCAAGTACAGATGTATCCAACTACATTGTCTGGTAACCCATCTAAAGGTATCATAGGTCTATCAATAGTTCCTCTAAGGTTATTCGCAATCTTATCTCTCTTCCATTTAGTGTATGCTTCCTTTCTTGTCCAAGTGTCATAGAATACATCTTTGTTTCCTGTTATCTCTGAAGTCTCAAAGTACCTCTGACTTATCTTTTCAAAGGGACGTTCTTTTTTATATTCAATATCGACTCCAATACGTTTTGTAGATACTGCAATGACTGTATGTGAATCAGTGTCTGACTTGTTCCAATAAATCTCTACAGGTCGCTTACAGTCTAACTCATAGTTTGGTAAGAAATCTCTGATGGCGGTTTTGACGAGACTATCTGTAGATACTATCGTGTTAGTATACAAATAGACGCTTGTGGTTGGACTTGAAAAAATCTTAGAGTGCATTTTTTACCTGAGAAAATATTTTGGAAAAATTATATTTGTTTTATCGCGTTCGCTAATCCCATACTTTATAGATTGTCATCCGATAGGGATCCTAAAACGACCCCCCGCCCCC